CCCTCTGGGAAGAAGCCCAAAACACTGTTGCCGACCTAAAGCAACAACTCACCGCAAAAGAAGCCGAAGTGGACCAAATCCGCCAAGGTTTCACACAAGAACAACTGAAATCTTCTGCCATCGCCCAACTTTCCCAAGCTGGTGCATTGGCACCCGATCAGCTGTATCGTCTATTGCAGGAGAACCTACGCACCAAAGATGGACAGCCTGTGGCTGTTGTCGGCGGCGTCGAAGTTCCGGTTGGCGAGTATGTCGCCAACTTAAAAAACCCCGGCAGCGGTTACGAGCATCATTTTGCAGCCACGAACCGCGCCGGCATGGGTGTCACGGGTAGTGCCCGCGCCACCGCCCTCCCCGGCCAATCCAACCCTTGGTCACAAGAAGGCTGGAACGTCACTCAACAAATGATGATGCTGTCGGAAGATCCAGACCGCGCCCGTTTGCTGAAGGCCGAAGCCGGGAAATAGGCCCCTGTGGGGCAAAAGCTAACCACTACTCCACTGGAGCTACCCAATGTCTGCTTTTAGCGGCAACTACTCGGGAGGTACTTTCCTCTCCAACCTTGTTACCCGTCCTGAATTCCTTCAGTACACCTCTGAAGGTATCTTCGAGCAATCGAAGTGGGTGCAGAGCGGCATCATCCAGCGCAACGCTGCCCTTGACGCTCGTGCCGGCGGCACCCGCGTGCGCGTGCCCTTCTTCGACCCCATCGCACCTAGCGAGACCCAAATCCTCAGCAACAGCACCTGGGGTGGTGGCGGCGGTTACCTCGTGCCCGCCAACGTGACTGCCGACGAGCAGATCATGACGATCCTGCATCGTGGTTTCGCGTATGCCGCCGACGACCTGTCGAAACTCGGCTCCGGTGCCGATCCTTTGAGCCATGTTCGTGACCAGCTGACCGCTGCAATCAACAAGCTCAAGACCGCAACCCTGGCTGCCCAACTGCTGGGTCTGTTCGGCGGTATTTCCGGCGCTGGCGTCCTCGGTCCCAACCAGACCGACAAGTCGTTCGCTGGTGTCCCCGGTTCCATGACCGAGGCCAACTACCTGAACGTCGCCAACGTGGTGTCCGCCAAGACCAAGCTTGGCGAGCGCGGCGACGAGATGGACAGCATCGCCATGCACTCCAACGTGGCGTACTACCTCCAGCAGGTCGGAATGCTGACCTTCAGCACTTCCGCACTGGCCGCATCTGGCGCGGTCGTCTGGGGTGGCGGCGGCGTTGGCGTCCGTCAAACCGAAGTCCCCTACTTCGCTGGTCTGCGTGTCGTCATCGACGACCAACTGACCTACCTGGCTGGCGGCACTGCCACCCACGCGGTGAAGTACCCCGTCTACCTGTTCAAGTCGGGCGTCGTGTCCGAAGGCATCCAACAGGATCTGCGTCTGGCTGCGGACCGCAACATCCTGTCGATGCAAGACGTGCTGGCCGTGGACTACCACTACGGCTACCACATCACCGGCACCAAGTGGGCCGCCGCTGGCGACAACCCCACCAACGCCTCCACCTCGGGCAACCTGGCCGCCACCGGCAGCTGGAACCTCGTGTTCAGCACCACCAAGATGGTCCCCGTGTGCCGTCTGCTGGTCAACACCCCGTTCGACACCACTGCTTACGCCTGATCATCAGGTCAAGCAGAAGGCCCCCGATTTGGGGGCCTTTTTTAATGTCAACCTTCAGCGCCAAGCCGCAAATTCTCCTGCGCCTCAAACACCACAGGAGTATTCATGACACTTTTGTACGACTGCAGGATGAGCTGGTTAAGCACGTCATAGCTGACCTGCAAAACCTCCCCAATCTGCCGGAGGTCAAGACCTTCCTCTTCCCGAAGGCGACGCACCTCAAGTGCAACGTCCTCCAGCTTGCGGACACTGGAACCCGGCAACGCGGGATTTGTTTTTGCTGCTGCGGGCTTTACGCTGCCTTCAGCATCAACGGATTTGCGAGCGGGCATGAAACTGGTACGTCTCTACGTGTTACAGAATAATCGCCGTTGGTGTGAAGACATTCCCTACGGCGAACACCTGGAACGCACAGCAGAACTGGAAATGGAAGGCGCCCAGATATATCACGCGACCATGGTGGACGCACAGATGCAATCAACTAAGTCACGCAGGCGGGCTAAACTCAAACAAAGAGCGTATTGACTGTGGCCGCGACTATTGATGCCACTCTGAAAGGCGCGTCGGCCAACAGCTACGTCACGTTGGCTGAAACCAACACGTACTTCGAAACGGTCCCAGATTCCAGCACCTGGACCGACAAAACCGACGACCAAAAGAACCGCGCCATCATCTCCGCCACCCGCTGGATCGACGCGCTGAGCTTTTACGGCAACCGCTGCACCGAAACCCAAGCCCTCAAGTGGCCCCGCGAGGACTACAAGGTCGACGGCATCGCCCTGGCCTGCACCCTCATCCCCGATGGCATCAAAGTCGCCACCTACGAGCTGGCACGCGCCTTTGCCAACGACACCGACGCCATCACCGGCAGCACTGGCACCACCGGCCTCTACGACCAAGTCGAACTGGGCGAACTCAAGGTCAAATACAAAGACAGCTCCATGACCCCCGGCGTGGTCAACAACGTCTTCGACCTCTACCCCTGGCTACAGACCTACCTCGGCCCCTACTGCATGGGCGGCGCCACCAACTACGCCGTTCGCCTCTTCAGGGGATGACATGGGCCTAATCGACACCACATTCGCCCCAATTCCCACCTCAATCCTTGCGGACTGGGGCCAGTCGATCACGTACATCAAAACCACCACACCCCGCACCTACGACCCCACCACCGGCAACGTCACTGGCGCCGACACCAATGTGACTGTCAAAGGCGTAATTTTGCGCCTTACTCCCCGCGAATCCGAAGGTCTGTACCAGTCCACCGACGTAAAAGTCATCATCGGCAACAGTGAGCTTGGAACGTACTACCCAACCGAGGCCGATCGCATCCAGTACACCCAAGCCGGCGTCACCCGCGAAGCCAAGATTGTGAATATCACCAGCTATCGCGGCGACAACCCCGTCATGCACGTCCTAATCGTGAGGCCCCAGTAATGGCACGGCGTATCGGCACACGACGGCAGGATGTCCGCAATCTGGCTACGGACGCACTAGCAGCAATCAACACGGCTGCTCGTCAAGCTGCCGTGGAGATAATGAACGACCTTGGTAAACAGGGTCCTGCGTATTCAGGTGAGTTTAGGGATAGCTGGATTGCAGTTCCGGCAGGCAAAGGCGCTAGTGGCGTCACTGGCGGCGAGTACCCGTATCAAATATCTGACGTACCTGAGCTGTCTTTAAGCAGGCGCGAAGTGGCACGGGCAACAAAGTTCACTATTGAGAACACGCAACCGTACGCCGAATACGCCTTAGATCTAAAAGAAGGGCGTTTTTACCCGCCAGACGAGTTTGGTCCGATCAAAAAACCTGTGGCAGAAGGCAGCCGCGAAGCAGGTCTTACCAAGCGTGGCGAAGTTACGAACGGCTCCGGCGACGCAAAGAGCACCGCCGAACTTGATTGGTATGTCACTTATGTAAACGGTGGCGGCCTGCAAAAAGCTCTTGAACGCGGAGTGAAACTAGGATTTAAAGCATGAACTACCAAGCAATTCGCGCCGCCGTCGAAAACCCGCTGCTAAGCGCATTTGGCGCTTTAGTCCCCGCTGTACCCGTCTACTTCGACAACATCACAGCAGTCCCACCCAACACCACAACCGAGTACGTCCGCGTCAATGTTACTTTCGGCATTACCAACGAGCCCACGCTTACCAGCAGCGTGGACAATGCGCGTGGAGCAGTTGTTATCCGCATTTTCACGGAAAAAGGCCGGGGTCCCGCCCGCAACCAAACCTTGCTAACCACCGCCGTAGGTGCGCTGGAAACCCTCAACAACAGCACCAAGGGAACAACAGGCGTTTACTTCAAGGTCGGTGAAATCAACGGGCCTACATTTTCTGCGACAGAAGAATCCCCCCACTTCATGGGACGTATTGATACCTCCTACGTGGCAACTGTGTTGTCGTAGGAAATGTATTTGATGGACGCTAACCTGTATTAAGCCGGGCAGTGCCCGCCCACAACGTCGTCTCTGGTAAGCCAATGGCCACCACCGTCCTGTCCGGCACGTCCGGCGCCCTCTACTACAAACCCGCTGGCACCACCGGTACTTTCGGTGAAGCCAACGTGAACACCGGTAGCGACGAAATCACCGTTGCT